GGAGAGAATTATGAAGGCGCAGGCGCTGAGGGATACACAGATGGGTGGTCCTATGGCGGGGCAAAAAACGATGGAGATTAATTATTTGCATCCGATTATTAAGACGATGCGGACAAAGTTGGAGGAAGATGAGACTGACAAGACGGTGAAGGATCTTATTTGGTTAATGTATGATACTTCTCTCTTGACGTCGGGATTTAGTTTGGATCAACCGACGGTATTTGCTAGTAGAATTCATCGTCTGATTCATTTGGGATTGGGTTTGGAGGCGGAGGAGGAGGAGGAGGATGATGATGATTTGCCTCCGTTGGAGCCGGATGAGGATGGGGAGGGAGAGGATGGTGAAGAGGAATGTTCAATGGAGGAGGTGGATTAGGTTTTGGGGGAATAGTGTAAATGAATAGTGTAAATAGATATATAATTATTTTTGTAAAGATAATTATATATGGGTCAGTGTATTTCAAAAACTAAACTGTATACTAGAAATGAATTACTTTATGCGAATAGAATGGCGGAGAAGTATGGTATAAGTCGGAGGAGGTATACTAGTTTTTTAAAAAGTAGTGAGTATGAATTGGCCATGTTGAATTTTGATAGTTTAATTAGAGAGGAGGTAGATAATTCGTATATAAACGCGTGGAATAATTGGAAGCGGTTACAATCGTGGGATAAAAAATATAGTGATTTAGATCGTCCTTTGCTGGTGTTTCTTTCAAATATGCCGACAAAGTTAAATAGTATATGTAATCTGTGTAAGATTCCTAAATCGCATGACGAATATCAGGTGGAGTGTCTTATTAAATTTTATACGATGCAACAAATTCCGGATAGTGAATGCCCGGTAGAGGTGGCGGTTAACAATCTCTTGGACGTGGAGTACTATGAGGATATTGTGAGAGAAATACAAGAGAGATATGATCCGAATGATTGGGCTATATCCCAACGGATGAATATTAGCTGGTTACGCATGATTTGTTATATACGCAATAGTACTTTTAGAGATATGAATAATTTGACTTATATTGAAAACTTATGTTTGCAACAAAAAAATAAGGTGCATGATAGTTTGAGTCAGAAAATTATTATTTGACGTCTATCTCTTTACTAGTTTATTGTTAGATATAGTTATTGTGTCTAGTCTCGTTGTTAAATTGGTAACTTGGGCGGTTAATGCAGATACTTGGTCAGATAAGGTATCATCATTATCGGTTACCTCATTCTCGGTGGCATCTATAATCGGTAATGTAATAAGGTTAGTTAGTAGGTTCACTTGTTTGGATAATTCTGTAACTGTAGTAGATAATACTACGGTTTCATCCGAATCAGATGTATTATCTACTTTTTGGGGGCAACACGCACCTGGAGGTCCCCTTAGCAATTCAGTATTTGTACAACATGGAGAGTGTTTTCGTTGGTAATAAGTCCCATACGTAAACATATATATATATATATATTTAATAATTGGAGAACTATTATTAAATTACTAAACTATATATATAGTTTATACTTGCAAAATAATATATATTATATATTATATGTCATATCCGGTTCAAACTCATAATGATTTTGCATCTTCATTAACTACGCCTAGTCAGGTAGTTAGGGGAGGGGTAAATGAACTTAGTCGTCGTATTATAACAAAATGTGTTAATATTAATTCCATGTTTAGAGAAACGCAAGCGCCTACTTTATGGCCACAATATAAATGCATGTATGATTCTAAATGGTCTAGTTCTGATTTTATGATACGACTACCTACTGCATTAGATAAAGTTGCCTCCATGACTTTAAATTCTATAGAAATACCGAATACTTTATATACTTTTTCATCACACTTTAAAACTAATGTTTTCACTATTGTTGAAATCGGTTCTTTCAATGAATCCGTTTTAGGGGGTGTTGCTCAAGTATCTACCCCGTCACCTATACCTATAACCCCATGTAGTTGTCAGAAAAAACAACAGTGTGGCGGGTGTTGCAGTTCAGCATGTTGCAATAAACAAACAACACCTACCCCATCTGGTTATTCACACCCCAATATAACTTACAAACAACATATTATTGAAATACTACCAGGTAATTATGATAGTCAGGAACTCATTCGCCAAATACAGGCTAGTATAGATAATATACAAGATTTGAGTGGTCGCATAAAAGTTAATATGCATCCGATTTATGGGAGGGTCTATATGTATTCTCCTAAGAAAAAAAAAATTAAATTTAATCTAGACTTTCGTCTACCCGATGAACCTACTAGAGATATTCGTATGAATATGGGGTGGATTTTAGGATATCGTAATCCATATTATTTCTATGAAAAATCATGGGCGGATGGTTGCTGGTATGGACAGGATTATATAGACGGAAGTCTAAATGATAGTACAATACATATACTTAATCCTATGCAATATAATTCTAAATTTGTGAAACGAAACTATGATAGTAGCATGATAGCCCCGGCGGAAATGTATAATGATTATAATACCACTGAGAAGAATGTAACACGACATTCTAATTATCTAAATGGATTTGTGTCTGAGGGTTTTATAGATACGGGTGGTCCGCGGTACTTATTTTTATTGGTGGATGATTTTAACAATAATGTGAATGACCAATATATGTCTTTAGTATCTAAAAATACCCTAATGCCTAGTTCAAATATTTTAGCTAGAATAGTGCTTCCTCAATCTAAACATGAAGTAGGCTTTGATGATAGATCTGACTTTGTTCCTAAAAAGAGAGAATATTTTGGTCCTGTACGGATTGATAAATTACATTTTAAATTAGTGGATGAATTTGGGCGGGTAGTAAATTTAAATAATAATGAAATTAGTCTATTACTTGAATTTGAAGTAATATATAATTTATAATATATGGGGAAATGTGTTAAAAGTCGTCCTATGTATAGAGGGAGAAGTCTATGTCCTGGGTATGGAAAACCCATGCATACAACGGGGGTACTAAATAAGTATTGGAATGCTGTCGATTTAGGAATAGAACCCGTATTAAAGAGGTTAGATGAAAAGGTAGGTGCAGATATAGAAATACTTCTGAATTTATATACTTCAGGTAATATGTCGGAACTTAAGCGTGTTTTAACTTATGAATATTATTTGAAATTAGCACTAAAATTACAGAATCAGAAAGGTGACTTCTCCAAAGTTTATACTCGTCATCTCAGTCTGATAATGAGTACTTTGGAGGGTTTATATAGAGGAACTATACTGTATGATGAATATATCACTAAAAATAAACAATTAGAAAAACAGATTGAACAATGTAAAAACCCTCCAAAACAATTTATTCTGCAAGGGGAGGCAACCATGAAGACTGTGGCTACCATTAGAGAAGAACTTGTAATATATATAAAGTTATATGGGCTACCATCTGGTGGTGTATTTGATGCTGGAAAACTGGCTGTAATTATGTCTAACCTGGCATCCGATGCTAATTAACCTTACTTTATAATAATGTAGTTAAACTAATGTATTAATTTTTTGGTGAAATTTTTTTTCTATGGGATATATTATAATGAGTAGTACTTACGCATATCTCGGTTCTTTAGATTCTTCTAGCACTTTGACTGTTTCCGGGGAAAACTTTTATGAGCTATCAGCCGCGCCGCAGTATGATTCCAGTCTTACTTATGGTGCTCTGATATTGGACCTGAGCAATGTTTGGTTATATAAGTCCGATGGGATAATAGATGGTTGCGGCGTTTCAATTAGGTCTAACCAAACCTTAAATTTTATAGGAGATACAAATTCGTCATCTACGGAAGCTAGTTTTAATATTTTATATAACACAATCCAACCCGATTATACGATCAACGTTGTCGTTGACCACAAGGATGCTTCTGGTCAACCAGAAGCAGCTGAGAATTGGATAGACTATCTTGCCTATAAGGCTATCGGAACTCCTGATCCCGATTCGGCCTTCAGCCGAGCTACTGTTAACACATTACAATTAGGTTATGGTGATGCGGTAGAAGCAGCATGTGAAATGGTTAATAATAATTTTTTTACTGATACATCTTTTACCGTGATAGATAATGCGATTAAAAACTGCGATAAGGCTGGAGAGAAAGTTTATAAGTGGCTCAAGAACCACCACGCTGATCGTTTTCAGTTAGGATATGGACTGAGTGCCGACCTACTTCCTCCCTCTCGTATCGAGTTTAATGGTGTTACGTTAAGTGGGGGTACATCCGGCAACGCAGCACAAGTAAAAGGTCAGTTGGATCCTTCAAGCGGAATAGTAAATGCCTTACAGGTAGACGTTAGTGGATACGGATACAGACCCGGAGCTCATGTGAGCTTTTCTGTATCTGGATTTGATGGCAGTGCTCAGTCTGTTTACACTGTGGCAGGTAGTCTTAATTCCGTGGGAGCGGCACACTTAAACGGGTCATTAACTGCCGATTCAGGCGTGCAGTATCCTCTAGAAGCAAATGATGAGTTCCATATTGTATTGACAATATTCTCTGCTCCCGGCCAGAGGGATCATTCTGGCGATCTTATAGAAAAGATTTCTCGTAAGGCGTTGCTGAAGATGAAGTTAACGGACTGAGCATACCTTTCATTTGAATAATATATTTTGTATTTAAATATATCATTTTAATTATACTAAATGGCATCGTCTAGCGTGTCGGTGGAGACATCTGATTTGACTATATTGCATCCAAACATTAAGCTAGTTATTAATAAATCGGAGTTGTGTCCTATATGTTTAGGAGATTTTGTTTCTAATAAAAATATAGTGGTACCGGATTGTGGTCATTCTATGCATATACAGTGTTTTAGTACCTTATTATCGTATAATTTAATCCATTGTTCTATATGCCATAAACAAGTAATTGAAAAAAAAGAGGTGTGTGTGTCGAACCGGTCTATGCGAGTCCCGACTCCTGCGCCGACTTCTGGTAGGAGGACCATCGGTGTTCCTACCCCATCGCCTCCGTCCAGGCGACCTGTCCATACTGTTTATCCGTCTGATTATGAAAGAGTAATACATGGGGATGGGTCGGGTATTTCTCCGTGGGGATAGAGAGAAAATAAAAAGTTATAGCATGAAGAAGATTGTTATTTTGGTGTTGGCGAGCCGGAGTGTGGGAAATTATATTAGGATGGGACCATATGATTTATATATTGAATTATTTTGGATTCCATTGATTAAAATGGTTAATAAGATTCCTCATATAGATATTTTTCTATTGTTTTCTAAATCGTCAGAATTACGGGGTTATGAGGAGCAGTTGAAAAACAATGTAATAATAGATAATTTTGAGAGCGAAGGGGCTGCTTTATTCATACCTGGTATTCTCTCTAAACAAGTGAAGGCATTTAGTCAGTTAGTAGATACATATGATGTATTTTGGAATACCAATCTCTCTGTTATATTGAATATTGAGAGATTAGATAAGTATGTGCAATCTCATGATATTGATTATAGCGGTCATCATGTGTTTTATAATGAAATTCCAAACCATTTAGATATGTATCTTAGTAATTCAAGACAAATCTATTTATTAAATACTTATAAGGGGAGGACTTTTTTAGGAGGATCTGGATTTTTTTTGAATAAAGAGGAAGTTAAAAAAATAGTTAATAATGACATTGTGTGGGATGTAGTGAATGATTTGAGTATTGGGTTACTTATGGAGGGAGGAACCTTATATATGGATGCACCCGCACGCTTAATAATTACGGATGATATGCCATTTATGCGCTATAAAACACTCCTGGAGGAATTTGTAGGGATGGGACATATAGATATTCGGCTGCAATACTTGGATGATGAAAATATGATTAAAACTATTGCGGACTATTATAAGGTGGTATGTTCTTCTGGAGAGATTTGATTATCTAGAACCATATATTGTTGTAGTATATGTTTAATTTCTAGTTTTTTGTCGTGTTGATTTTTATAATATAGTGCTGTAGCTACCCCTCCGCATAAGAGGATAAATGCTATATAATAGATCATACTATATTTTAACAATTAGTATTTAATTCAATTTTTATAACTGTGGGAGATGATGCTGGGGATGATTCCGGAGATGATTCGGGAGATGATTCGGGAGAAGGGAATAATGGTGGAGGAGGAGGCGGTTGGGCTTGTATTAAGGTATCGGAAGAAATAAGAGGAGAGGATGTGTTAGGGGAGGGGGGGGGAGATGAAGACTGTGTATTGTTAGGAGGATTATATGTTAGTGGTTCATAATTGGCTACTATTTCGTGTGGTTTATAATAGTCTAAAATAGGCGTGGTGAATTCCTTATATAGAAATAGATTTAGGAACATAGATATGAATATTATACCGAGGGGACCTACTAAACCGATGACGCAATAGCATGTGATGTATATTAATATTAAATATAGTGCGTCCCGTCTAGAGAATGATTGTTTAAATTTGTAGTATGCATATATTATTAGCAAAGAATACAGAGAGATAATGATTCCAGGAGTAATATTATAACAATTTATTAAATATACTTTCTCTATAACTGGGGAGGATATTGTATGGTTGGACATGTTGTCCCACAAGTAAAATGTTGGGCATGCAAAATTATTTATAAGAATGGTGGCGGATCCACACACTATTGTTATAAGATATAAATTGTTATTCACAATGGTAAATGCTACTATATAACAGCATGAAATCGGTTGAGGAATGACTTCGATTACATATGCATAATTACACTCCATACAATGTGTTCTATGGACGTCTGATGTGCTATGATTTGAATCTCTCCAATGTTGTAAACAATCTGTATGAATATATTTGCTGGTTCCTGTACACCGACACGGATTTATTAACGGGTTATTTATATAGGTTTCTTCAAAACAAACTCTACATGTTTCATCCGTCATTATTAATTTATTTATATTTTTATGTTTAAATAAATTACTAGGTAAAAATTTTAGGTCTTGATAACCTATTACGCTTTGGGTCGGGGTTGAACCGACGACCTCGCGGTTAACAGCCGCACGCTCTGCCTCTGAGCTACCAAAGCTGAGAAGAAATATATGAGAAGAAAAATATGAGAAGAAATATATGAGAAGAAAAATATGAGAAGAAATATATGATACAAAATATGCTACTGATAAGTATTTAAACTATGAAACTATTATCCTAGAACGAGCTGCAGCTCGCTGGATGACTATATGCGGTTATCGGTTTAATTCCTTTGACCACTTGGATACACACGCTATATATTCCTTATGGAATATACATTTCACTGCATGAGGTGGGATTCGAACCCACGAAGCCTTACGACATTCTATTTTAAGTAGAGTTTAAAAGAGTTGCTGTGTGATAACATTAGCAGGAACGGGTTTCGATCCAGTGACCTCTGCGCCATCCTGCTATAGATTTTTTTCTGTTTGGTGGGGTTTCTTATATAATTGAAAAAGGGGTTGCTGTAACCAAACTAAATCTATATGCTTTGATGGCGGGGCACGGAATGACCAGCCGTTCACATCTTGAAGGGCTAGAGGGTCTATTTAGATTATCTTATGATAATTTTATCTTATTATGTTGCACAATGGAGGTAATTTTCCAGCACTAGCCGAATAAACGGAGAGGAATTGCACCTCTCTTGTTGAATAAAAATTTCTGAGTTGTTATTGCTGTAACCATTGTTATTGTCACTCATCGTGGGAGTTGAACCCACCTCTTCCAGGGTATTAGCCTGGTGCTCTACCAAACTGAGCTAGATGAGCAGAAATGCTTGAAGCAGGGTTCGAACCTGCGCGTCACAATGACAGAAGATCTTGAGTCTCCCCCCTTAGACCACTCGGGCATTCAAGCTTTGTTTTACTATGTCCTGTTGGTTTCTAAAAATGAAAAAAAGGAATTGCTGCAAGGACATATTTTTGTGCCCCCTGTGGGGCTTGAACCCACGACTTCTGGTTCATAAGACCAGCACTCTGACCACTGAGTTAAGGGGGCAAATGTATAAGTTTTATCGGGACTATCTTACACTATATTATAATGTGAGATCTTTAAGTGTATTTTAAGATTAATTGTTATTAATTATAATTGTTATTAATTGTTAATAGTGCTAGGTCATGGGGATTATTAATGGTATTGCTGTAATGACCTGCTAGGCTCTTCTCCCCTACACTATTATATAGTGTCAGTCCTTTAAGTATATTTTGGGACTTATCTATTTTCAAGACTAGAGAAGAGGTTAACAATGTCAAGGAATAGTCCCAAACTATATTTAATGTAGTCGGCTTTCCCTTCTACGCAGGTTTTTGAAGCTGATAAGGCTAACTGAGTATCATATGATATGAACATTGTAAATAGGGCTATAGAAAAATAGGTGACGTAGAGAGATTTGGTATTTAGAAATAGTGAGAATAATTGCGCTACTATTAATCCGGTTATTCCGAGAAATAGAGGTAAACCCCATGCAGGCGTTACTAATTTCGGGAAAAAGACAACCAGACCAGTTGCTGCGAGGGTTAAACTCAAACATATTCCCATTATTTCTGTCAATGCGTTAGGATCCATCCGATTGGCATTTATAGTCATTGGATAGGATATTAGTGCAAACGATAATAACCATGCTAATAAATATATATGTTTCTCCATCGGATGAAACGCCGGAACATACATTAATCGGAATAATAATACTATATTTACTATAAATAGGAGGATGAAGTAATTTAATAATGGAGTGTTGAGTAAGTGTTTTATAATATATAAATGGCTAGTGTATAAAAATAATACCATGAACAATAAATAGGCATAGGTATTCAAGATAAACCTATTACAGGTGGGTTGTTTGTTCTTGAACGCGCTGGATAAAATAACGATTGTAGTGATGGATAATGCTATAAGGGAATTCATTATAATAGTTAATTATATAAAAATATCACTTTTATATCTGTTATATGGATCATTCAATAATGGAGGCGGATGAGATGGAGGCGGATGGTGTGGCGGAGACGGTGTTATATACGGATGCGGATAGGGATGCGGATAGGGATGCGGATAGGGAGGATGAGTTGTTAACGAATCAAGATGGGATATTCACGATGGATGATGATCCTCGACCGGTTGTGAAGGGTCGTCCAGACTATAGCCGGCAGACTTTGCAAACTAAACGGGGTGGTCGGGTATTACAATCCTCTGTTCCAGATTATATTACTCTTACTGCTGCTAAATATCTCATTAAATATGAGTTAGGTATAGGGGAGGTTATAGATGTAGCATTTGTTAAAACAGTAATATCTCCTAGAATAGTCTCTAATTTTATGAATGAACTGATCTGCTTGCATTTAAATATCATGTTTAGTTCGGAGTTAGTGGTGTTTCGCTTTTTAACCAATTATAAGATTAAATATGGAATAGAAGCCACCGAATTATTAATTAATCATTCTATACAAGAGAACTGTATTCATTTATTTACTGTAAATTCATTTAATGCTCTCTCCATTGCCGCACTATGGACTAACAACCCCAATATGATTCGGATATTATATAAATTTGGTGCGGATATGGCGGTTATTGGCGCTAATGGATTATTTGTAGAAGAACTGCATTCGGTCATTCCCTTTTATAATCATTTGAGTAACTATATCCCCTATAACAATATAAATTTGCTGTATAATCATGTTTGGGGATATAGATTAGTGAATAATTTCATGGAAATCATACAAGAGATTCGTATTATATGTGGAGAGATTGCTCCCACGCCTCATTATATATTTCCTATAAAATATAGCTGGGGGGATCGCTCAATTAAAAATTGAACTACTTTAAACCTTGATTCGGATGATTATTATGCCGAACCACACCTATATCGGCTATTTGTTGTACAGAGCCTATATAGACAGTCACCCTGAAGTGAAATACCGATTGCAATTGTGTGGACAAGCCTATTTGGGTTTAGCATTTAATTTACCTAGTCTATCACCAATAACCGGGTTAATTATTCAGTATTTAGAACCTGAATATATTATATATTTGATACTTACGGACAAGTATAATCTGGTGAAAGATCCGTTGTTTTCTCATATGATTCATTTAAATAATATGATAGAAGAGCTGACGCCTCACCTACGTTGTAGGTTTTGTGCTGTAAAAAATGCTGGGCGTTCCGAGTGTGGTGTGCCGGTAGGGGCGGGGTGTGTACATTATAAATTAGACTGTAGTATTGGAAATATTACCTGTTCGGATGACGCTAAAAATCTAGTGAAACGTTATTATCCCTCGGGAGAGAGTTGGATGGTAGATTGGGAGGTGTATACCACTATCGGGAATATTATTCAAGATAACGGGAGGGGTCAATCGTGGGAGGTTAGAAATAGTGGTGGTGCTGACGGGGATGGGTCTAGTATAGAGATGGATATAATAAAAAACTATTTTTACACTTATTATTATTGGTGGTCTGCTGATGATTACAACACGTTTATCCAAACGTGTTCTAAAATAATAGTTTGAATTAGGTATTCTATTAATTCACGTATTTCCATTTCGGCGTCCTCGTTGTTTATTAGTAGATCTGGTGCTTTTTTATACGTGAGAGTTGTTATTATCTTGGTTTCTAGGGTTAGGTTGTTGGTATGGTTGTTGGTCTGGTAGTTGAACTGGTTCTCGATATGTTTTTGTACTATTTTCTCTCTGTCGGTTTCTAGCTGTTTCATGCGGGATATTGTGGACAGTAGTATATTATTAATAATTCAATTTTTGATTCATTTTATTTATTCTGGGTGAAAGAATATTACTGGTTGTCTATTATTTGAGGGCCACGCGGGAGTTTGATATGGCGCTCGTGACTGAATGGCTACATTGTTTAATATTCTCTCTCTATTGTATTGTAATAGACTATATAGTGTATTAATTAACTGTTGATGTCTCTCCGCTGGATTGTTGCGGGTATTCGCAATACTTTGATGAAAACATTCTTCATCCCGTTCTATAGCTGATATAATAATGGCTATAATGTTTGTGGAGGATAATTCAGTAGGAGTATTTTCTATATGATGGGTTTCTAAATAATTTAGCAGGTCATCCTGCCCTAGCCTTGCGGTGGAAATTATATCCGTTAATCTTGAACTAATACGTTGATATATATTATTACTTAATTGGTCTTGTTCGTATGCGTGAACCAGTTGTTGGAGGATGTGGGGTGGTGAACCTGGTTGGGTTGGAGTTGGGGTTGGATAGGACGGTAGGGTTGGAGTTGGGGTTGGTAATAAGTCCCCTCTGCATAATGGGCAGTGAGGATTTATTAGAGCGGCTTGCAGTAGGCACGACGCGTGAAATACATGATTACACGGAGTGACACAGTAATTGGTTTCAGTGTCTACATGTTCTAAACATATAGAACATGGGTCTGTTTGTTGTGTCATGTGGTCTATTGGTCCTTATTGCATGTCATTCTATCATTTTTATTATTTCAATTTTTATCATTACTGATTTAAGCGGTGACCCTCCTCTTACGTCTCCTGGTAGAGCTATAGCGTGGGCTTTTTGAGCGTCTAGTGGCTGACCGAAATCGTCTAGGTTTGGGTTTGGCGATCCTAAATGGTGCGGGATTATGTTTCTTTAGCCTTTGATACATATTATTTATTATTTCTGTTGCAACCTGCTTTGCTTTTTTTCTTGTGTTAACTACCCGGCCATGGCGTTTAGTTCTAAAATTAGAAAATCCGGTATTGGAGGACATTACTGGATTCGTTATAATGAGGTGACTGGTTAAAACCTGTATAGCTTCTGTTTTAGTAATGCTTTTATCGGTAGGACTATAAAGTCCTAGTTTTAATTTTTGTTCTAAAGTACGAAGTACTGGAGAGATTGTTCCGCCTTTAACCATTATACTATATTATATATATTTTAAAGTTATAGTAGAGCTCTTCAATTTTGGTATGGATTGTCTAGTTTTCGATTGGGAGACCCCTTTGTTCTCTGCCTGGGGGGTGATCATTTTGATTGGGCATCTGGGGACCTGATACCTTGAACTCTGCCCCTGTGCTATTTGTTGTTGGCGGAGGGGTTTTGAGAGAGGATTCTAAAGTACTGGGGGAGTTTTTCGCAGTGATATCGGAGGGAGTGTCTGGTAACTCCTCAAGTTTTTTTATTATTGATTCTTGATTAGCTGGTTCTAATAATTTAGCAAATGACTTATTGTCTATTTTTTTGAGAAAGGTAAGCAGACTATTAAACTCATTGGATACCTTCGATGCGTTAGAGTTTGAAGATTGTTTAAATGGCCATGGCCAACTTACTCCTCCGGATTGAGTCCGGCGCAGTTTGCGGGAGGAATTCCTGCGAAGTTTGCTGGAGGGATTCCTGTGAAGTTTGCGGGAGGAATTCCTGCGTGGTTTGCGGGAGGGATTCTTGCGTCGGGTTTCGTGCTTAATAACCATTATAATATATGCTAATATATTATAATGAATAATATCCTATATGGATTATTCGGTGGATTTTTTGGATTTGTATTGTTAAATTATATTCCTGTGCGTAATGGGGTTCGTAACGAGTTAGATTTATTTATTGGAGAGAATTGTTTTCATATTCATCACTGGATTAGTTGTTTCATTATGGTGGCTATATTATTCTTTGGGAAATATTATGGTGATTCTGTAGGGTTTAGTATAGTATATGGTATAATACTAGGCGTTGCCTTGGAAGATTTCCTATTTAGAAATGTGTTAAATATACGTACTTGTAATAAATGATAAAATGATTTATATATATATGATTCATACTATAGAACCATATTGGAAAGATCCGCTTAATAATAAATGTGCAAAGAAGGAGGATGGTAAATATATTACATTTGAGTATGATATTGGAGGGTGGAATAATATCCGAATGGCATTAGAAATTGTTTTTATTTTTGCTTATATAACTGGGCGGACGGTCGTGTTGCCTCCAGCCATGCATTTATATTTATTAGACAAAGATGCTAAACAACATTCCTTAATGGATTTCTACGATGAAAAGCTATTTACGAATAATATTATTCGTATCATCTCTCTACAAGAATATTTGGAAGAATTACCAGCAACGATTCCTAAGCCATCGTCGATTGTTTTAGAACGATTAAAAGAAGAGCCAATGTTTAATTCTTTGGGGAGAGATCTACCCACTATTTTTAGATGGATGAGAGCTGTAGGTAGTTTTGGGAAATTTAATGAGAATACCTTCTTTACTTTTATGGATGAGCGTGTAAGTAATCCTTTAGGAGGTTGCCGAAAACAATGGTGGAATGCTAAGGATAAATGGTCCAAACGCTTTTTGCCCTATCGTAAGGTGTTAGAAATCGGAAACAATAATATGTTTATTATTGGAGGGCCAATGATGGATGATCCGGTATGGCATTTTAAAGGTGATGGGGAGGAGAGATTGATTGCGCATTATACGAGTAAATTATATATAGAATGTGATAAGATGAATTTATATGTCCGGAGGTTTGTGCGTGATTCTCTCCGGTATCATGATTCTATTTTTAAGATTGCGTGGAAAATGATTGCTACCTTGAATAAATTGGGAGATGGGGGAGATGGTGTGTGGTATTCCGCACATATCCGTCGGGGGGATTTTCAGTTCGAGGATACCCGTCTCTCTTGTAAAGAGTTGTTAAAAGTATTGAAGGAGGATGGAGGAATTCCTCTAGGTGCCAGAATCTATATTGCAACGGATGAATCAGACAAATCGTTTTTTAAGGAAATGAAAGAGTATTATACTATTTATTTTTGGGAGGATATTATTGATATGGGGGTGGTGAATGACAATTGGATTGGGATGATTGAGCAGATTATTGCGAGTCATGGAGAGATATTTTATGGAACTTATTTGTCTACCTTTACCCATTATATTATTCGTATGCGTGGGTATATGAAGAAGGAGAATAGCCGATATATTATAGGAGGAGGGTTAGATGACAAATCGATCTGTTCGTGGCAACATGAATATAAAGACGTTTGGGAAAACTTAGATTAAGGTTTCGTGTGCTGATATATTATAATATTTTTATAATATATAAATGCCTCGTTCGCCTCGTAGACGCACGGTTAAATGCCGACCATACAAAAGTAAGTCCAAGAAGCGGACACCGACACCGCCTAATACGCGGAGATCTACTCCACAACAGCGCCAACGAGTAAAAACACAACAGCGGAAAGCCAGACATCGACGTATATACGATGAACGGGTTCGTGTCCGTAATATGGAGCTAAAAGGGATAGCTCAGTTAATATTGAACCTTATGCGGTATAATGGGCATTTGGATGACCTTGATATGGATTTGATAGATCGGATAGATGATGAAAATATAATATTAATATTATATGATGCGATTCAGAACAGTGATGGAGAGATGGATGATGAAGAAGAGGAAGTAGTGATGGATTGGATAAATGTCAAACTAAATTATCCCTAATAGTATTGCTACGGGTTGTCTAATCAGATATAAATAATTCACGCGTATGATTTTGGTTATAGCCATACAAAGGTCTCTATTTCATTTAGAAAATGAAATTCTAAATGAAATTCTATTTCATCGGTTTAAATTATTTTATAAAATGATGAACGGTGAAGTAGCTCAATATAGCCCATACAACTAGAGCTATACTACTAATGGCGTCGACATTTAATTTGGTATGGACGGACATTAGGTGTATAAATAATATGGTTAAAAATAGTAAAAAAGAGGTATAAACATATCCAGAAAAGAACTCGCGTTTTTCATTCTGTTTAGAGAGAAAAAAGGAGGCTATTATGCCGGTTGGCATACCTCCTATAATTGGGGCTAGCGCCGGACTTATAAAAGTTGATACATATTTGGTTCCTGCTATAATAGACCCACCGATCAAAAATGGTTTAACATAGTCCATATATATAATGACTATAAGATAATAATTATAATAAGATAATTATAATAAGATAATTATAATAAGATAATAATAAGATAAAAATAATAATAAGATAAGAATTATAATATTCTACATTAAAATACTTACTAGGAGAGGATCTCTCTTTTAGATTGGGAGGTTATTTTGCCGATATCCCAATTAATTTTTTTATACCAGGAATCGGGGCACCTCACTTCGGTAACATCTGCCATGAATTCATTCGTAATATCGAATATGTTATAATTCTGTTGCTTAAAAAATGATTGTATATGTTCTCCATACTTACATTTATTTATTAGTGCATAAAATCGTTTCGGGGGTACTTTATTACCTAGCGGGGTCGGTTTGATGCATGGACCTAACGCTTCATCGCAATCTGAATGTAGGTGATTTTTTCCACACCAGGAATGGGGTACTATATAGTCGGAGTCTGTTGGAACATATCCTGAAATGAGTGGTACTATTAAGGTAGAGGTGGGGTCTGCTATTTTATGATCAAAATATACATTTGATTCCGCACAATCTGCTCCATAATTAAATGGATATGTTTTTTTAGGCGTTTCTTTTTTGCTAAATAAGTTTTGCATAGTATTCCATACAGTGGTGGTGTTGGTGGTGGTGGTGGTGCCTTTAGGTGTTTTGCTTGTTTTGCTAGGGGTGCGACTGGCCCGTGGTTGCCAGGGGCATAGGCACCAATATCTACTTATTTCTTTGTATCGTTGTATATAATCGGTTGGGTATGTTTTTTTTAGGCTCTCCAGTAGGGTAGGAATAACTTGACCAACTATATTCGTTATATCGATTTTGTTATTATTTAAGCGTTTAAAGCGTTTAACTGCGGTGGTAGATTGAAAACATCGGATATTTATAAGTTGTAGCGGAGTGGTGGTTTCTCTCTGTGTGAAGGATTTTATTAAAGTATTTAAACTGTTGATGGATTGATTTCCAGAATAATCCATATCATTAATCATCAGGTAATGTACCGTATTTCCATATTTGTTGTATAGCGTTGAAAAACTTATATTAATAGCTAGAAGGTTTTGAAACGTGTCCGGATGGTTGGATTGCAATAAATGACAAAACAACAATGTACAAAAAAATCCGGATTTTTGCTTCCGTTCGCTTAGTATAACAAACCGGTTATTTTTTATTAGTTTAATGAATTTAGCTAGTACTGCCTTGGTGGTTTCTATAAAATGGTTATAAGATATATAGATCGCAGTATTAATAATGGATTCTGCGGCTAAGCGGCGGTTTGGGCTTGTTTGTGCCTGTATCCATTTAGACGCATTTTCTTTGTTTATAAAATGTTTATTAGAATTTTTGGCGCCGTGTAGTAGCAGGTGTCTAATTTTTGGATTCTCTAGATAGTTAGTAACCAAGGATAGTGTTATAGGTTGTGGTTTTGTGGGGGCGGGTGTTTTGCGGGTGGTGGGTGTGTTGCGGGTGGGTGTGTTGCGTGTGGTTGTGTTGCGGGTGGGTGTGTTGCGTGTGTTGCGGGTGTTGCGGGTGGTGGGTGTGTTGCGGGTGTTGCGTGTGTTGCGGGTGGTGGGTGTGTTGCGGGTGTTGCGGGTGTTGCGTGTGTTGCGGGTGTTGCGTGTGTTGCGGGTGTTGCGTGTTTTGCGTGTTGGTGTCATTATATATATATAAGTAATTAATGTTTCCGTTTCTTTGTTTTAGGTTTCTTTTTCTTGGTGAAATCTTTAATACATAAGGCGATATTTTTGCCTATAGCGTCATAATCGGGGAGAGATAAATTGGCGATACTGATGCGGACCATCCAGGGGTCTGCGCCGAACCCGGATCCATTTAGCATAACGGTATGATATTTTCTAGCTAAATGAGATAAAAATTCTAAATATTCGTAGTTTTTGGTCAGGTGATCTCTCTGGTGTTTACCAAATAATTTTTCAGTAATGGTTGGGATATGTAGTAATTGGTAATAGTGGGTTGCGTTGGGGTTGGTTGGGACAGGTATGTCTAGGTGATTGCATAAGGTGGTTTGTCGTTTTATGAGGGTTTGTTGAAGTTGTTTTTTGTAGGCACCGTTATTATGTTTTTTGTCGTACATGTCGTAATATAGCAGTAGGGCCAAGATCACTTGTTGTGGAGTAGATAATCCTCCTACGTGTGCTTCGGCTACTTGTCGGCTATCAAAAACCAGTCTGTTCATAAAGGTAAGTTTGTCTGGATGGATAGTAGCAGAAGAATATCGTGTGTTCATTTGTTGGTGCTTTGTGCGGGGTAATTGTTTAATAAGTTGGTTGAATCGGTTATTTTTCGCAACCATAACGATACCGAGGCGCCAACCAGTGGTGCCGAAATATTTGCTCAGAGAGAATACTTCAATCGTATTTTTAGGACATGATATTAGGAGGGAGTTGTATTCCTCGCAGAAGGGTGCGTATACATTATCGGATAAAATAATGAGGTCTTGTCGTTCCGTATTGACAATCTCTCCTATAGAGTGAATATTCTGTTTAGAGAGAGAGAATCCGCCTGGATTCGCTGGATTTACCATGAATAACCCCTTGATCTTTTTATTCTTCAGTTTATCGATTTCTGATTGGGGTAAACTATAATCTAGATTAGGATGGCTATTCAAGGTAACAATTTTTAACCCATATGTTTTTAATATTGGAATCTCTAAATAAGGACTAAAAATAGGGGTGATAATAGCGATCGTGTCTCCGGGGTTTAATAGATGATTATACTTTAGGGTATTAAATACATATAAAATACCGTTTGCAGCGCCTTCCGTAGCAAAGATGTCAAAGTCATTGGGGGAGAGACCGGATGTTTGGTGGGCGGCTTGGTTATTATAAATGAGATGATGCATATAATGCTGAGTTACTAATTGTACGTGTGGTTGTATTTGTGGTGGAGACGGATAGAAAGAACCTAGCGAGGAGAGAAATATATCATAATATAGTTTGTTCAGGTCTTTGGCGGATGATTTTGGAGGAGAGACTTCTGCTAAAAAGGAGAGATATTGTTTCATAAAATGCATATCCGTTTTATTCCATTTCATGGATAATATTTTGGATTTATAATTATGGTCTTCTGGTGTTGGATATAGTTTGAGGTCGTGCGAGGCTGGTCCGTGAGATGATAGGTTGTGGGAGGCTGATATACATCCTTTTTGTAGTTGAGTAAAAATAGTGCGTACATATGCATTAAAAAAATTGGGGTTGCCTCTTCCAGCATTTAATACATTAGGTCCAGCCAGCTTTATGAGTCTGTTTTTTAGTTCAAATGGAGAGATTTTGTTTAATTTGTTAAATGTTTTTTTGCTTATTTTACGTGTATCAGGCATTTAATATATGCTTATATTTTATTTATTAAGTGGTGCGTGTTCGTGTGCGTGTTCGTGTGCGACTGTGTTTACGTTTGTGGGTGCGTTTACGAGTGCGAGCGTTTGTGCGTTTGCGTTTGTGTTTGCTTGTGCGTTTGCGTTTGTGTTTGCTTGTGCGTTTTTTCGTTCCTTTACCTTTGAATATTCTGTCCATTTCTCGTTGGGCTAATATTAGTGGCGCTTCATCTATGATCTTTTTTTCACGAGCGGCTAAACCTTTTAAGGCATCTTTGGTTCGTTTAGCACTGGCCTTACGTCGATCTACTATAGTTTGTTTTTTCCATTGTTTTACTATATCTCTATTATGCTTGCTAGGTTGGTGTGCTGGTTGTTGTTGCATCGCTTTTCTTGCGTTATTCATTTTAATTAAATGAAGATGTTCGGCTTGGGTTATTTTCCCTAATTGTAATTTTTGGTTTAATAATGTAGTATTAGGAGAGTATAAAGCCTTCTGTGCGGGAGGCGTTTGTTCGTTATATAATATCTCTTCCAAATCCAGCGAACCTTCCGGTGAAGGGAGATTGGCTATAAGGCTTTCCAATTCAGGAGAGGGGGTGTTATCAAAATACTCTTCTAAATCTATAGACATTATATATATTGTATAGAAAATATATTACAACAACTCCTCTTAAATAGTATTTTTAATAGCATTTAAAAATACATTAATTATAGTAAGTATGTGTGATAAGTGGCAATGCTACGCGTGGGAAGGTAAATCTTATACGCCTAATGATACTATTATGGAGGCGTGTCATAGACGACATGCTGAAATTAATTTACTGAACCGCCTACACCTAAAAGGGTGTGCCTAAAAGAAATATTTATATTAATGTTGTCCGTAGTCGGATGGTAAGAGGAATCGGGGAAGAGTATTCCTTATCTAAACCATGTCTGCACTGCAGTAAAATATTGCGGCAATATTGTCGTAAGATGATGAGTAGGGGTATAAGGGTGTGGGTGAGGTATTCGTTGGGAGGATTTCCCGGAATGGGAAGTAGAAATAGGGGTATGAGTGATTGGGAGTTAGGAAAAAATATGGAGGATGGATTAATGTCGAGTGGTTGGAGAGAAAAGTATAGGATCTTTAGGAATAGTAGTTAATTTAGGCCATTATTCTTGGA